CTCATTTCAGGATTCTAAACGTAAAACTAAAAACGCCCGTGTAGATATTGAAATTCGCAGTGGTCTTACCTTTATCCCTTCGCCCCAAACAGAATGACAACGATGCTTAGAAGAGTACAACAATTTTTAGACTCTGGCGATAGTGATAACGCTAGAGAAGAAATTGATAGAGCTTTCGGCAATCTGAGAAGGGTGGATAGTCATGTTAGAGAGTTTGCAGATCTGTTGGCACTGGGATCGATCAAAGCTTCAGAAATCGGCTTAGGGGTATTGGGACGTAAGCTTCTACAGAATGACAGCGAGATTAACAATGAGGTTGTTTGGTTATTTATTGCGTCAATTTTATCTCGCAATAGTATTCCCCCTGATAGTCCATCTAGAATCAGCCTACTTGTTCTTACCGCTTCTGTCAATAGTTGGGAATTACCAATTTTTGCGCTTCTTGCCCCTGCCCTCGACGCTTTTTTTAAAGTTAGTCTTGCGGACGGAACCCCTTTAATTGCCGAACAAACTCTTGATTTTTTGACCACTTGGGGAAGAATTTATGCTAAAGCACTTCATGTCAAAACACAGCTTCAAGAACTTCAATCTCTTAGTAATAATCTATTAGAGCAAGTAGATGACTCAGAGTTAAAAGCTGAATGGTCAGAGGGAATTAATATATTTTTTGAAGAAGCCAGTACAACCAAATATTCCGATAGTAATGTTTTTTCTGATAGTGGAGAATTGATTAAAAAAATTTATTCGTTTTTGGATCGTGAAAAGTTAGAATAAGTTTACACAATAGAGGAGGATTGATTATGTCCTGGTTAGATAGATTAAAACAAGAGAAAACGGAGCTTAAAGAAAGGCTGACTGCTTTAAACAAGGCGTTGGAATCGCCACATGAAAGCATTTCATTAGAGCAACTAGCTCTTTTGGAACAGCAATCAGAGGCAATGCAAACGTATTTAGATATTTTGGTAAAGCGTTTATCGTTAATAGAAAGCGCCAATTCAAAAATGAAGTGCATCAATGTCTGATAATAATTCATAGAATACCTCAAAAGAGGTTCGATAGTCAAGACATTTTCGAGGACGATGATTAATTAATTCTACAGCTTTTTAAATCGGCGTAGTCCCTGTCACAGTTAAAATCATTGAGTATGATGGAGAGTTTAACTTAACGAGGTGTCTATCATGTCCACCGCCCGCCATATCCTAGCACTTCTAAAAAGTCATGTAGAAGGAGAAGATCGGCAATTTTATTCTGATGCCCTACAGATGGCTGCACACGAAGCAAGACAAGGGCATGGTAAGTTAGCCCAAGAAATTTGCGAATTAATTGACCAAGCAAAGGCTAGTAAATCGGTTATTGAAAAAAAATCTGATCCAATTCCCTTAGTACAATCAAAATACAAAAGAACAGAAGATATATTTGATACAAAAGTATCCACAGTGACACTTGATAAACTGTCACACTTCGCCAACACCTGTCGAGAGAATCGATCTATATTAGAAAAGTAGTCAAAACAAAGAAGACAAATCAAATGAATACAACATTGGTAAATGAAAAAATGCTAATGGGTCGTAATGATTTATTAGACGAGTCGAGAAAAACTCAAAAAGTTAGAATAGCGTGGCATTTTCCCAAAATTGAACTGGCAGAATTTATAGATCGTGAAAAAGAATTATCTGGACACGGAGAATGGTTTGATTATAGCGAAATAGCTACTCTTGAAGCTTGGGTTCGTGAAATGAATAAAGAATATGACGACATATTCCATTATCTTCAATTTTGTGAGAAATAGCTTATAATTATGCCCCTAAAATTACATCTCGCTAATCCCACTATGTCAAGCGATAATGGTCTTGATTCCAGTCAAATAATCGTTGCCAGTGATTCTTTAAAAGGCACTGGATAGCTTGAATTTTGAAAAACTCGTACTGTGTAAGCCGATTGGACTGACCCCCAATCGGCTATTTGTTGTGCCTCTGTGTAAACGACGCTTCGGGCTGACAATACTGACCATTCTCGTTTTATTGTGTTTCCATCGTAAATTCTAACTACATAGCTGTCCAACTCTCCTGCTGCGTAAGCAATATCAATATAGTCGATCCAACGACCATCTAACCGCGTCCGTCGATACCAAGTAATAATTAAATCGTTGTTATCTTTTTCCCCTCTTACAGCACAAGGGAAAGGCTTTAATCCTTCTAAGGTGATTGTGTGAGAGACTTCCTCCTCTATATCAGTTTCAAGTAATCCATTAGGAACTACTTTTAATAAATATTCTCGATTAATATCAGAAAGATTTAAGGGGTATCGAACTAAATAATTAGTTAGTAACACGAATTTTTCTCCTATTATATGCCTAGAGATAGCCGGTTCAGTTCCTTTGACTCCACGAATTGTATATGAAATATCAAAGGTTAGGGGATTATTGGACACAATAGCAGCATTTTTAAAAGCTATAATTTCTCCAGTAGAAAACCAACCTAATTGTTTGCCTGATAGAAATGTTTCAAGAGTAACTGGCTCTAATTGCCCTGAATTCATGCTTACTCGTATCCAATTTAAATCGTCAATAAAACTAGGAGAAGCGTTGTTAAAATTTGGGGAGAAGCTTAATACAGTACCAGTTACGCTGTTGGCAACATTGCCAATAGCAAAATCATAGCTTAATCCGTTGTCATCAGAATAAAATAATGCTCCTCTGTTAAAACTAGAGTTACCTTCAATCGCCACATAAATTCCCATGTCTGCATCTCGGCTACTAACTATTGGGCATTCAATAGGAATAGCGTTAGCGCGTCCGTAGGGACGAGGAATGTTATTGTCTGGTGGAAATTCGTTATCTATAGGAATATCTGGTAAATATCCTACTCCTTGAAATCGAGTAGCTTCAATTTCAATTAAATAATTTACTCCTCTTACTTTCTTTGTAATTTGCATCAATTCTTGATGATAATTGTTATTATTATCGGTAAAAATTATATCCCCAACCTTTAAATTTTCCCATGCTGGTAATAAAAACATTTTTGAAAAAGTTTTTGATTGCGTTTTCCCTAAAAAAAGAATTTTTGAAGCAATATTCATGAAAAGCATATCTATATCTATTAGCTTAGTTTGAAAACTAAGCTCGTTTGTGTGAGTATCTGATGGGTCTTTAGCTACTGCGGTAATAGTTTCATAATTTTTTAAAACATTTAGCCCAGATACCGTAACAGCACTAGGGGTTTCTCTAAAATGAGTCAGTTTTTTTTCATTAAGGTCAATAGGATTTTCTCCAAATTTTTTAGACCCAAAAGAGCTTTTAGGGATAAAAATAGGATCAGATGATTGTTCTTGTCTTTTAAAAATGATTTTATCTTTTGGCTCCCCTGTCACAATAAAAAAAGCTCTCATAAGTTCTTCTAACTGATCAGCAAAAGATGTCCCATCAAACAATAAATCAAATCCTTGAATTTGGTAATCATTAGGAATATCAGTTACGTCAATTTGATCGTCTGTTCTACCAGCTAATTTACAAATAGTTTTCAAAATATTTTTTATTTTTGGATTGTTTCCACTTTCTCCAATCACTTCAATATCAATAGTAGGAAATCCAGTGCCGTCATAATTAGCAATCGGATAATTATTAAAAACTAAAAAAGACATTCCAGTAAAAGCAGGTACTGGATTAGATTCTTTTGACTGAATTACTGACGATGGTGTAGTTTGATTGCCAGTATAAATAGTTGTGTGTTCAATAAATTTTAGGCTTTTTTCGTCATTGGTTTCAGAGTTGTAAACAAGGACGCTATTCATCCAAACTCGCCTAACAGAGCCAATTTTTCTAGCAATTGGATAAGCGGCTGTCAGAAAATAAGTGTAAACTTCGGTAGTTTGCCCACCACCACCACCTTTTCCGCCTTGTCTTTCGGACGTGACGACTTCCTTAAGAGGAATCCCCCACATCATAGTTAGCCCTTCTTTCCTCACCCTTCCAAAAGGATAGGATAGGCTTCTGCCGTATTCAGCATCGGGAACACCAGTATCCTCAATTTTTCCTTTTTGTTGGGTAGGGGGTTTAGGAGCAAATAGAGATAATAATAGGTTAGCTCCGATCCCTATTGCTACGGGAATGAGAAAATTAGCCACGGCTTTTTAAAAGATAGTATTTTCTCTATTCTAAGTGGATTGGGCTAGATTTGCACTAGCGTGGAATCACTCTACAGATTTACAGTCTGCCGCCTTCGACTACTCGGCCACCAATCCTTGTTTAAATTTATCTTACTATAATTCTTAATGCTTGTCAATCATATTGGTTTTTGATTTTCTTGATTCTTTTGAGATTCTTGCAAATTAAGAAGTTGAAGCATTGCTTCTCCTGCGTCTTTACGCGCCATGTTACAAGTCCAGAGTCTTTGTTCATTGCGCTTGATAATAATAATTTCTGTATTAGAAACTAAACAAACTAAATCATTTTTCTGTTTTATTAGTTGATTAATAGCTTCTAATTTTTGCTTTTGTTCTAATTCAGAAACGGGTTGAGGGTTTTCTCCACACAAGAGTGTGGAGAAAACAACAGCTAACATAACACTTTTTGTTTCTTTAAACTGAAAATGAATAATCTGCCAACTAAATTCACCATCAGGCTCTAATTCTCGATTCCAAATATTTAGAAAGGTTTCTAAATAACCTTCTAATCCTTTTTGAGTTTGACGGTTTTTATTAATATCACTGAAAAGTCCTTGATGCTGTTGAGGATAGTTTTCAACAGGTTTTACTGACTCACTATCTTGAATAGAGTAAGAATGACAAGAATTAAACGGAAACATAAAGGGCATATTGATTGCTATCAAGATATTAGGAAAGTTTAATAATTTGTTACAGATTAACTATATTAGATTTATTCTCTGTAAAAATTAAGATTACACCAAAAGGAATCTTTCCAAAAATTTATCAATTGTATATTTTTTTCAGCTATTAATTTTCGCCAAAGACGAAAATTCTCAAAAAAATTATACCATCCAAAAGGAACATCTTCTCTAAGGGTAGTCCAAATAATAGGTAAATAGCTGTCGATAGGTTTATGAAGTTTGTTACAAACATAAACATAAAAACCAAAAGACAAAGTGTAAAACAACCCTTTGGTGATTAACATAAATCCCCACACAGAAATTAAAAACAAATTCAAGATTAAGGTTATCGGTTTTATTTTCATTTTTGGCCTTCAATAGATTTTAAAGTTATTACTATATTACTTTACCACAATTAAAGTTATTTGTCTATAACTTTGATAAGAAAATAAATTAAATTTACTTTTTCCGATGTCAGTGTTTTGATTTTCATTAAGATTTCTACTAATTTATCCTTAAGTTCTTTTTTAGTGGGTTTTGTGTTAGTTGGTTTGTAAATGAAAGTTTTAGCACTTCCATCTTGTTCTATTTTAGTTAAAGTGTATTTTTCCATGATCATAGTGCCTTCTTTTAGGTGTAGGTTTATCTTAATATATCTAGCCCTCGATTTCTAATTTTTTGGGCAAAGTCTTTATTAAATACTTTTGATTTTTTAATCACAGTAATCTGATTGCTTGGCCAGTATTCTAGCAGAAAATCAACGAGTTCTATTGAAGTTGTGTGTATTCTAGCTTTTTTGCTGCATCCTTTTAGTAATTGGTAAAAAAGAAATAGTCCACTAAGCAGGTCTTTTTCAATTACCCAAAATACCAATCTAATTAATGTATTGCTAAGTCGCCAGTGTTTTAGAAGTTGGCATAGTTTTGTTTCCTCTAATTGCCAGTAACTGAAAAAATCCAAAACATTAGAGATTACTGGGTAGTCGCTTCTACTTACGAAGTCAGATACTAGAGCATCGATTGCTTCTAGAGATTGACACATCCCGATAGATGCAATCGATAATCCCTCTAATTTATATCCTGAAATAATTTGTAGCATGGTTTTAAAGTTTTGTTTTGTTTTGTTTTCTTGCCTTAGTTTGCCTTGCCTTGTAATCGTTTCAATCTCTAATAAGGCTTAAGCTTAATTGTTTCAGTCGGGCCGGGAGATAGCCTTTTTCTTTGATCAAGTTTCAATCCTTAGTTAGGCTAACCATGTTCTCAAGAGAAATCCTAGCAATAAAGTTGGTATTGCAATAAGATAAATTTCGTGATTCATTATTTATTCTTTATAACTATTAATAGTTTCCCAAAAATAAATTACTAGCAGAGATTTATTTCTTTTAAGTATTAGCTCTTGCCAAAAACGAAAACTTTCAAAAAAGTTATCCCATCCACGAGGGACATCAACAAAAATACTATCTAAAATGATAAGTAGATACCTCTCGACAAAATTGCGTATTGTTAAGATTAAGATTAAAAAACGTGGTTTTATTTCCATTTCTTTTAGTTCCGCTTTGGTTAATTTTTTCCTTAAAAATTGACTAATCTTTTTATCTAGTTGTGTTTGATTCATTGTTTTTTTTCGGGTTTAATATTTAGTTTAATCTTAGTAAAGTTTAAGCTTAATTGTTTCAAAAGGAGATTAAAAATGTATAACGATTATACCAATGTTTCAATCCCTAATAAGGCTTAAGGTTAATTGCTTCAAAACGATGGGGATTTAGCGGTTATCTTATCCAAGTTTCAATCCCTAATAAGGCTTAAGGTTAATTGCTTCATTGCAACTATCTAAGTTAGTCCAAGCGGTAAATTTAACATAATTAGATCGGGAATTAAACATAACTTATAGTAAAAAAAGGTGCTAAACTATATTTGACTAACTTAAATCTACCATAAGCCTACTAGAAATGTCAAGTAAAAATTATTATCCTCTTAACGTCCGTACATCAGAATCAGAAGAGAAAAAGCTAAAAAACTACTGTAAAGCCCAAAAGCGGTCAATAACCGAGGTAATCCGGGAATTGATTAGAAGTTTACCCGATAACTAATCAAGGGTGTTGTCGGGATAGCTAACACAAAAAGTGCCAGTCTGTAAACTGGCACTTTTAACTTTATTCCCCAATTAACAGTTACTTGACGATTTTAGTGAGAAGAAAAAAATAGTTAAAGAGAGAGGATTATTTTAATCCTCTCTCTTTTTTAGTTTCCTGTACTGGCAGTCGTTGTTAGATTGTAATTAGATTGTAGATACTCTTATTAACAATGAAACCCTTACAGGGATTAGCTTTTACGCTTTGTTAATACTGTTAACACCATTCCCCGATGTTATTTTTTTACGCTCTTACTGCTGAGGCTGTCTTGCCCCTTTACCCTATTTTCTTTTTTCCTCTATACGGCATCAACGGCATCAACAAAGTTTAAAACCTATATATATCAAGACCTCCATTGTTAATATCCTTATCTACAATTTATTAACGATAATAACTTAGTTCTTCTGTACTATTATCTTTTTGTAAGTTTTTTGCAAGTTTTTTTTTAAAAATACTTGACAATTCTAGCAATCTACTATAAGATTGTATTAATCAAATTTTAGAGGAGAGATGCTTATCACCCATATCTCGGTAGATTATAGCCAGAAAGTCAATCTTGGTAACTTTGAGTCTGTGAATGTGAGTATAAATATTCATGGGAAACCAGAAGACGACGAAGATGCTGATGCTTGCTATGAATTTCTTTTAAATCAAGCACAGCGAGTAGTTATGTCAAAACTTCTGGAAGTAACAGAGGCTCATGATGTCACTTGCCCAAGTGTGGTCAAGTATTTTGCTGGTAAAGAAACAGACGAGTTTCCTTCCTCTTATAGATTTAGCGACCCTAGCAACCTTCCTTTTTAGGAGTAAAAACAATGCCTATAAAATCTTTGACAACAAGACAAGCCCGGTTCCTTAGACTGGGTATAATTCGCAAAGGGGGAGAAAAAAAAGAAAACCCTAAAAGACCTGGCACTCTAATAAGCGGAGATGATTTAGAATATTTTCGCATTGATTCTGATATTCAAGGAATCAACGAAAAATTTGCCGCTATTTACGGGAAAGAACCAAAGCAATTAGATTGCTTGTTACCTTTTCCTTATACAGACCAAGTATTTCCTTGTTGGATGGAACAGTGGAATGATAAAGATTTAAAAACCTCTGGGTTAATGATTCGGTGCGACGAGGAAAAGCAACATATCTACCAACAAGCTGGCAAAATGATTGCCACTAATCCCATCCCGTGCAAACGACAACAAAATCCTGACGGAAGTTATTCAGGGTGTAAATGCAAGCAAGTTGGGCGATTGCAGATTGTTTTACCTAAATTAGGTGAACTAGGATACTTTGAAGTCGAAACCCATTCAAAGTGGGATATTATTGGACTAACAGAGCAACTACTAGCTATTGAAACATCGGCTGGTAGTTTGATTGGTATCCCTTTTCTATTAGAACGCGGGTCAAGAGAGCTATCTTATCCCTTACCAGACGGAAAAAGGGGACGAAAGACTTTTAGTCTTTTATCAATCCGTGTTCACCCTAGCAGAGCGTCTCAAGTTCTAGAAGTCATTGAAACAAAAGCCTTTCAACAATTTACGGGAAATGTAGAACCTGTCAGAACTCTAACTCCTGCGTCAACGGGAAACGTAAAATTGTTCAACGCTTCGCAATCACTGTCAGAGGATCGCAAGCAGGCTGGAATTACTTGGGCTGTAAATCAAGGATTACCTCAACCAGAAGCTTTGCAAATCGCCCAACAAGCAACCTCTGAAAAAGAATTGGCCGACCTCCTGAAAAAAGCTATAGACGCAAGGCTAAAGCCAGTAATAGAAGTTTGCAGTGAAAATATTGATCCTGGTGAACTTCTCAGTGAAGATTTTTAATAGTTAGTTGTCAGTTATCAGCAACCTATAAAGACCTGAAAAGCTAAAAAATCTAAAAATGGGAATTAAGGAGTATTAAATGAATCTGAATCTCTTAAGTCGTGATTGGTGGGATGAACTGACTTCCCAGCAAATACAAGAAATCTTAGTTGAAAGCAGCAAAAACCAATGGAAAGTTTTAAGTACAGGGCAAGTCGAAAATATTTGCTTGCATGGATTGGTAGCTAACCTAGTTTTTAGTGTAGGCATTAATCAAGTACAGCAATTAAAGGCAGATTTTGAGATTACTTGCGATTCTGGCAAGACTAAAAAAGTAATCAAGATTAATTTAACATTTGTAGAATTGAAATCTACAAACTTGCTATTTGAAACATTAACAAGTTTATCAGAATCAAATAATCCGTATATATGGATTAAAGGTAAAGCGATTAATCTTCCAGAAATTACGATTCTTGTTAACGAATGGGGAAAACGCTATGAAGACCTAAAAATGCCTTAAAAGTAAAAACTAGCACAATTGGGGAGTAAAACAGTGAACATCAACTCGCATCTCAAAGAGGAGCTATATAAGCTTATGATTAAAAATAAATATCTCGAATTATCTCTTGACTCAAAAAATTGGATTGATGATTTATTAAAAAAATCTCAAACTAGCCAAATAACTAACGAGATATTAATCTGGTGGTGGGAAGGAGATATACAAAAAGGATACGTCTATCTGTACTTATTCGATGGTAAATGGAATCTCTCTTTTATTAATCGGGTTAAATTTTGGGTTATAACTATTCTTATGCCTATATGTACAGGAGTTGCTATTCCTTCTCCTCTTAAAAAAGATTTTGATCTTTTCAGAGAAGCTTTAACACTAGCGTCGATTTTTCTAGCAGAAAAAAGCTGGTATAAAGAAATAACCGACAATACAACTAAGGAGTAAAAAAATGAAAAACCTGACCTATCGAGTGCTAATCAACTTAAGCTACGCTGAGTTGCCAACAGAAGCCAAGCAATATGTCGATCGCTTAGTTCTTAAAACATCAAAAAACCCCTTTGCATCAAAACTACTAGAAGGAGTTTATGAAAGCGTAATCAAAGCAGATGGCAATGATATAGAATGTCTTTTAAGCAGTGCATTTATTGACGCTGATTCAAGTAGGAAAGTAGGATGTTTTTGGCGTTTTAAAACTGCTAT